CCCAGTAGAACTAAGCCGGTATCGATCGAGAGACCCGGGCCTAACAATAGCACCAGGGGAGGCAGTAGTCAAGGCCGATTTAGCCGAATTCATCGCCATAATCTCACCTCTTAGTGATGGTCGATAAGGCCAGGGATACTATACATAGGCATAGGCCGAGTAGCCTTACACTGGACGTAGAGGTCGGCAAACATTTGGTTAGACACAGAACTTGTAACAGCAAGTACACGGTCAACATTGGTCTTATCCTCACGAATCCACGCATCAGACAGCTTCGGGAGCTGGGTATACTCGTCGGCAAGATGCCAGACATCCAAAGAGGCCGGAGCCTTAGAACGCATCTCACCAGCAACACGGGACGGCTTGTAACGGTAATCGGCCCAGGCTTCCTGATAACCAAAAACCTCATCGTCCTGGGCGGTGCCCTGGGCATAAATTTCCTTGTTCAGAATAGGCTGCTCACCGATATTAGCGAAGACGGGGAAATAGTAGTCCAAGCGATCACGGCGGGACCAGAAACGCTCAAGGCCCTGCTGATAGGTATGGTCATAACGAGCAACCATAACACCGATCACAAAGCCATGCTCAACAAAAGACTTAGTAAAACCATGGAACTTAGCGGCAGTAACACCATAAGCAGAGAGATTGCCTTGAGGAGAGGTGTTGTCGGTTGCAGAAGTCTGAGCTATTGGATTGACATTTACCATTTTAGTGAAAGAGCCGAGAAATTCCGGACGCTGAAGACGAGCATCAGGAGAAACTACGCCAAAGAAAGAGCGAAGCACTTCTGTATACCGACTACCACCACGAGCAAGGCGTTCATAGAACTTCTGCATCTGGAAAGCAGTACGCAGAGAGCTTATGGTGGCACCAGATATGGATTCAAGATCAGCATAAGCGAATCTATTCGCGGAAACGAGGCTTTCGTTGCTCTGGTTATACTCATAAACCTCATGAGGCCAGTTGCCATCAAATTCTCGGGTCATAAGTCTACCAGCAGCATTGATTTCCTTAACGGTAGAAGGCATATTAGGAATAGATACGCCTTGAGCATCATAAACAAAAGCATTACCAGTCAAAGGAACTTGTACTCCAGGTCCTTTTTGAGTCCAAGGAAGGGCAGAAGTAAAGTAATCATGACGTTTGCCACGAGGCGGACAGGCAAAGCCAGGAAAAACGCTGGTACCTGACGAGAAAACCCAAGAAGGCTGGTCAGAAGATCGGGAAGAGTCTAATACTTCGTTGGTATCGCCTTTCTGAATCTTGACAGATTTCTGGAGGTTTTCGTCTCTAAACCATTCGTTCCAAATAAGGTAAACACCACGAAATGGAAGAGCGCTAATACCAGATAAATTACCAGACGTATTCACGGGCAAGCCGAAATAGTCCCAAAGAGAGCCTATATAGGCATTATCAGAGTTACCAGTAGCAGTAACAGTAGGGATAACATAATCAGTACTATCATCAGGGTCTTCCTGTTCAAAACAGAAATTCTGCCAGTGTTCCCAAACGAGGCGATTTGGGACAAAAAAGAAAAACCAGTCCAGATAAATATTATCCATGATAGGCTTAATAGGAGTAGCCAAGCGAGCGAAATAATTAACAGACATACGAGTAGTATCGCCAGGCAAAACCTCGTCAACAAATACAGGTATAAGCTTACCTGAATCAAACGTTGTCTTATAAACATGAGAACGGTCGAACTTAGTCCTTTTCATGTACATTGCAGGAGCATCGCTGAAGCGATGTCCTCGAACTCTTATTTTTTTTCGAGCCAAAATTTCACCTTCTTCGAAGTGTAAACCTAATAATTAACCTAAAGCAAATTATTATTAGGTTTTAGATTATTTTTGCGTCACCTACGCCAGTTACATCAAGTAAGTAACTGGCTTCGGTGACGCCTATTTTTGTGTTTCTTCATTATTTTGTTCTAAAGTGTTACTTTTTTCTTGTGTTTGTTTACTACTTACGGACTGTTGTGGTTCATCAAAGGTATATTTGCTACCATACAGACCTTGTTGTTGGAGATATTCGAGCGTTGCAGGATCATTCAAATGGTTGATGAAATTCATAGGATCGTGACCGAATTTTGCTCGAACGTAAGCGGGTAAACTGTAGAATTCTTCACGAACTCCGGACACAAGCTCAAGCGCTGTACTGTAGTCGCCGGGAAGCGTTGCATCTCCGAACTGCAGATAAGCGTATTGCGAACTATCGCCGAGGTCAAGAGTCATGATACCTTTCTGACCGTCTGCATACTTATTTACGATGTAATTGATATCAGTTTCATCTTTCTCGTCCTGAACCGTAAGAGAGGGCATGGTAAATTCAATACCACAATGATCATGTTCTTCTACAGGATCATAAGCTGTCTTAAATTTCATAGTTTCACCTCCTTTCGCAGGCGCCTAGACGCGGCGGGCGTAGCGTACAAAAAAAGACGATCTCTTGCGAGACCGTCCTTTTTCTGATACGCTCTTTATTAGATTATCATTTAGTAGAGTCATTGTCAACAGTCTGCACATATTCTATGGCGCGACCAACCATGACAGGAACACGGGACTCGTCACAATTCTCAACGTAATAGCGACCGTCGCTGTCACCGAGATTGCCAACATAATAAAGAGAAAAGTCTTCAGGATACTTTTTAATAAGCATTTTATCATCGTTAACTATACCCTCAAAAGCTCGCAGAGCAAGCATATCATTGTGATAAACCTGCGGAGGACTGAACTGTTCAGCCTTGGAATCATAAATGGAATAAAGTCTCAGCGGAACCATCTCCTTTTCTAAATGCAACTAAATACCTACGAATCATAAGATAAAGCGTAGCTGATATAACATAATAGTCATTATCAAGGCGAATAACTCTAGAATCATCAGGCTTAAGACGGTAAGCGGCATATTTACTACCACGAAAAGAATAATCAAAAGAAATATTACGCTTACGACAGAAATTATTAACAGCTCTAAACTCACTAATAAGCATCACCTCATTTCTGACTTAATGATAACACAGTCACAATACCTTGTCAAGTTTTCTGCCAAGAAAATGTTTATACTTACCTTCCTGAACACGACAACGATCAATCAAACGCTCAAAAGTATTGTTCTCCAAGTTATGAAGCATCTTCTCAATACGGTTATTACGAATAAACTCCATCCAGTGAGGATGCGTTTCATCAAATTTTTTATCATAATAACGAGGAGGACGCATCTTTTTGCCGTTGATAACAACATAATCATTGGCATAGCATTCTTCACCATGATCTTCGAGCCATTTGGCACCTATGCCAGGACGATTAGAAGCAACCATGAATTCAGGAATGCGACCTTTATAGTGAGAAGGAGCATCTTTACCTGTCTGTTTTTTAACTATATAGCGAGCGACATAGGCAGCAGAATCAAAGCTAAACTCACCAATAAGATGCATACCGTATTTCCATACTTTGGCAAAACGAGAAGAAGTATAAGTATTATAACCGTCTGTACGGAACCGAAAAATTTTGTCATCAAAATCAATATTAAACAAAATGTAATGATAATGGGGACGACCATGAAGTTCACCATATTCACCACAGCCGAGAAAGCGAATACCACTGCCATACTCACGACGAAGATTTTTCATGAAAGTCTGATGAAATTTCTTGCTTAAGCTTTTATCACGTGGCAAATGATAATCATCGAAAGTGCAAGTAACGAAATAAGCAGAAGACGAAGAACGGGCTTCGTGAACAGCACGGACAGCCCACTGTCTGCTATTTTCGAGACGACAGCCGATGCATTGTTTACAAGAACAACGAATGAAACGGCTATCACCAGCAAGTTCAGGGTGAGAGGCAAGGCTACCGTAAAAACTATAATGTTGGTTTCCATTTTTAGTAATCGCTCCTTCAACTGGATACATAAGAATAGGATTATAACAAACCATATTAATCACCTGTACCGATTGTATCAGGATTAAGTCAGAATGTCAAATCCTAAATCCACCTCGTCCTACTCTTTTAAAATTTCTACGACGAGATCTGGAGGTACGCCGAAAAAGACGGCGAGAACCTCGTTTAGATAAGCGACGTCGCCTCATTTAGCATCCCTCCAAGAACCGAAAAAACGGCTAGTTTTTTTAGAATCATTCTTATTAGCAACTGGCTCAACAAGTTGCGCAACATCGGTTTGAAAGTCCGAAGCAACTTTTTTAGCAGTAACAGTATTCGAAGAAGCTTTACCTTTCAGAGCTTCAATTAGATCCACAACTTCCTGAATAAAGGGAACAACAACAGAAACAATAAAAGTAAGAATCATAGTAGTTTTATTAGACATAAAATTATCTCCTTCCAAAATAGCGACCTCCGAGGAAGCCTATAACATTTTTGACAGTAGAACCAACACCGCTAGCGACAGATCTAGGAGCACCTATAAGACTT